GTAACTTTTTTACCACTTGTGTTAGTAGTTGTCCCTGTTTTCTTAGTCGGTGTGACTGTCAATGGCTTCACTTTATCCAGCATCGTCTGAACGGCGGAATCAATCGAAGGCGACATTTTCAAAATGCCTTCAAGCAATTTTTCGCCAAATGTTTTTCCAGCATTCAACCAATCCGGATTGTACGTTGCAAGTAAATCCAGCAGGTCTTTTTGTTCACCTTTCAAAATGCCCTCGCGTGCTTCCTTTTGCAGTTTGTCTTCTGCTTTTTCTTCTTCAAATGCTTTCCGGTTTCTTTCAAGTGCTCCATCATAAAATTCTTTAATTGTTCTTAGCAGTCCGTCATACACTTCTTTACGATTGTTGAAGTTAGTTTGCAATTTCGCTAATCCCTCATCCAGTGCGGACTGTTCACTAGCTAGTTCCTGTTTGTATTGATTTTCTCTATCTTTCTTTCTCTTTTCTGCATCTTCACGAATAAGTTCCTGTGCTCGTCTGATTTCTTCAATTGCAAATTGTCTTTTTTCTAGAAGCAATTCACGTTCTCGTTTTGCTTCCATATCGCGCAATTCTTCAACTAATTTTATTCTGTCGCCTTCCGTAGTGGCGGCCAAAATTGCTGAATGTTTTTGCTGTCTAGCCTTTTCAAATTCTGCCGCTCTCAAAACTTTTTCTTCTTCGCTTGTTTGCTTTTCAATATCTGCAATTTGGTCATTCAAATTTTTAACTTTAAATTTTGTTTCATCATCGATTGCTGACATATCCGCATCAAATACTGATTTTAATTCATCCATTTTTTTCTGTTGGGATGCCTTAAAATTGGCTACATCTTTATCATATTGTGTTTTTAATTGTGCATTCAATTTTGTATAGTGATCCGTTTGTGTCTGTTGCATTTTTAGCAAAGTGTTTCGCTGGGCTTCCTCCTGCTTGCTGTACTGCGCTTTAAGTGCAGACACGACCGCATTCCCTAATTGATCTGCTAGACGAACGGAAGACGATATTAATTTTTCTTGTTCTGCCGCCAGTTCTTTGGCCTTTTGCGCCGCATTTGATTTTGCCTGTGCATTTTTATCTGTTGCTGTTGTCTCTGTATCCAGCGCTGTTGCCGCTTCCTTCACTCGTCCGGTCATAATAAGCGTGCGGTCTGTCATATAGTCCGTTTTGCCAGCGTTCTCGTTGATTTTCTCAATTGATTTATTCAGTGCATATTGCTTTTTGTACTCGGCAACCTCTACAGCCATCGCTGAATCTTGAAATGCTACACCTAGTTTTTGCAGAATTGAATTTACAAAATTATTAAATTTGTCGCTTACAAATCCGATTGAATTAGAAATGTTAGAAAATGCTTGAGTAAAAATTCCGGATATATTCGGGAAAACGCGTTGAAAAGTTGACTGTAAAAATTCAATGATCGCTTTGACCTGATTAACCTTTTGGGTTGTTGTCGTTGCCATTGTCTCAAATGCATCCGACCACCAATTTTTAATATATTGAGTTAAAGCCCATGCAGTCGCCTTTACATCTTCCCAATTGTCCATCAGATATTTAATTGTTTGAATAAGTCCATAAACCGGCGGCGACATTATCATAACTGCTGTCCTAAATCGTACACTTAAATCTTCCCAGTTTTTGGCCATGTAAACTGCACCGGCTACCAATCCGGCAATAGCGGCAGTAATAATTCCGATTGGGCCAGTTGCAATCGTCATCGCCGCGCCCATTGTCGTACCTGCTGTCATGGCTGTGCCTGCTGTCACTGTCATAGCAACACCAAGCGCTCGGTAAGCCGCGACTGCCGTTACGATAGACGGAACGATAGAACCCATGATTAATAACACTGGGCCAAGTGCGGCCGCTAATAATCCGGAAACTACGATTAATTTTTTAGTGCCTTCGCTCAAATCGGCAAATGCTTTTAGCTTTTCATTGACGGATTTGATAATTTGATTAAAAACAGGAAGGATAACTGTGCCTAGCTGTACCCCTATTTCTTTCATCAGTTCACCAAACATTCGCATTTGGTTTGCCGATCCCTCTGAAGTCCTAGCAAAGTCACCCTGTGAATTCTTTGTGCGATCCATCACGAACGCATACCGAAGTGCGACCATTTCCGCTTCAGTCATTTTTTCTACGTTTTTAGTGATTCCCTGCTCTAGTGCAAATGCTTTAAGCTGGGTTTCTGTCATGACAACCCCAAGCATCTTAAGGCTTTCAGTCTCACCGGTGAAGACACCGTTCAATGCTTGCATAGCCTGTTCAATCGGGATATTTTTAAAGGATGCCAAATCTGCGCCTAGCTGGGTTAAACTCATAGCCATATCAGCCGCTTTTTGTTGACTAATTCCCATACTGGTGGCCATATCACCAAATAGTGCCGCCGCATCTAGTGCTGATCCGGATGCAAGCCCCATTTGCTCAATGCTCGTTTTGCTCCAAGCAATAACCTCTTGACCGGATGAACCAAACGCTACATTAACCTTATTTAACGATTCACTAAAATCTGAAGAAAGTTTAATCGAAGCCGCTCCAGCCGCGATAATTGGCAGAGTTAACGCGGCAGTCATACCGCCTCCTACTGCGGCCAGTTCATCGGTTGAAGCTTCCGTTTCGTTGATCGTTTGCCTAAAACTGCTTCTGACTTCTCTAAATTCTCGGTCTATGTTCGCACTCATTCTATTAAAATGCTGGCTAACCTGATCCGACATTGTTCTAAATCTTGAAGTTGCTTGCGTAGCGAATTGTCCTACAGTCGCGCCGACATTTGTCATTGTAGTGTCGAAACGATTCATAACCGATGAAATATTATTTCCAAATGTCCGGAAACTGCTAGTAGCTTCTGCAATCTGATTCCCAACAGTTGTCATAGCTTTGACAACACCGCTCGGATCGGCTCCGATCCTGACCATTAACTCTTTTAACAAGTTACTTCACCCCCATTTTGCAAGGTTATCATTCGAAGCATTTCGACCATTTGCTCCGTTGTCATTTTTGCCTTTTTCTTATTTTCCTTCGGCATAAAGTCCGAAGGTTGAAAAGGCTTGCCTTTACCTCGATTTACATTTGCGATAACTGAACAAATAAGAGCCGAATTAAATAACTCGGCTCTTTTGTTTTCTTTATGTCTTTCGACCAATTTATTAAATTGTCTAATGGTCAATCGCCAAAACTGGTCATCATCTAGGCCTAAATCATATATCCCTATCGCCCATAATTCCGACCAATCCGGCGCTTTCACTTTCCCTTTTCGCCGGTTTCCTCTGATTCACCAAATGAATCCGTCATTAATTTCTGTACTGTATCCATTACATATTTCAAGTTGTTAAAATCAATTAATCCGCCTACCTGCTCCAGCGTAATATCTTCACCGGCTGACCGCATCGCACAGAATAAAATCGCTCTCATGTTCCGCGCTTCGGCTAATTTCTCTTGCAGCAGAAAAATCGAACGGCCTGTGAGTTCTTCAAATTCTGCCATCGCGTTCATATCCAACCGCAATTCACGTTCCCTGTCCAGCGTGATAGTTGAATTTTTTCTCATGATTTCTACCTCAATTCAATGATTAAATTGTGCCCAGTGAAGGTTTGCCAGTCACCTTAAAAGTCGCGCTGTAACCGATCGCGCCATCTACCGGTGATTCTGCGCTAAATGCTGTACAGATAACTGTTGCCGTAAAACGCGTGGTGCTCGGTGTTGTCGGCAGGTCAATCGTAGCTGTCGCAGTGCTGGATGTGTTAAATTGTGTAACGATCGTGTTAGCCGTTGCTGTCGTGTAAAATCCTTCTACAGTGATTTCGCCACCATCGCGCAACCCTTGAATAAATTCTCTGTGGCGGTCTGCCGATCCATGAGTTGTTACATCAATCGTGTCCGCTGTCATGGACGGTGCAGAAATTGAAGTCACTTCGGAAATAGTCGTAGAACCCAATTTGAAGACTGAAGCATTAGCGAAAAAAGCCATTTGTAAAACCTCCTTTAATTTTCTTGAATTAAAATAGTATAGTAAGCGGAAATAATCCGCTTATCCTCATCTCGTTCGGTATCGGATGATTCAAAAAAACACTGAATCATCTTGTAACCGGTCATGCTAAAAATCTTATGATTTAGAACCCTGTCCATTTCGACTAGGATTTCCTTAGCTGGTTTATAACCTAACCTGCCAGCCTTAGTGTATATGTCCATTCTAGCAGAAATCGAAAAACCTTTGTTACCGATGCGGTTATAACGCTGTTCAATCATATTCCCAAGTACGCAATATGGGAAAGTCTCATTTGTTGGTGGCTCGTCATATAACCGGCTACCTACTTTTGTCATAAAGGCGCTATCTGTTGATAGTGCTGTGTACAATGCTTTTTGCGCTTCCCACATGGCAGACAATTAAATCATCCCCCCTGCGTTTCGTACTAAATCAGTTAATTCACGAATCAATGATGCTTCGCCGTTCTTTACTGCTTTATCCCAGAATCCTTGACCGTATCCCTTAGGTCTTTTTTCTCCTTTGGATTTTCTTCTTGAATTCGGGCCGCCGCCGCCGATCCGGTTAATCTTCTGCGCGTATTCTAAATTCGTACCCACCACAACCGAATTATTATCTAGTCCGGCAGATAACTTTCCATCGAACGAATTTCCGGAATTGTCTTTATAAGTTGTAGGAGATGGATTCTTTCCGGCAAATCCTGCTATAAATTCGGTGTGAATTGAGTTTCGTAACCTTCCGGTGTCTACCGGTATTTCGTTTTCTTTTGCGTAGGTCTCCACATCATTTAGAGCGACTTCCCAGACGATCTGGTTAACCTGATCTGGGAATTGTCTTTTCAATTGCTCAAGCTGTTGCATAAGAAGGCGCTCACCATCTATCCTTGTTGTCATGCTGGCTCACCCCTTGCTAGGACTTCCATCATTCGGCCTGCGCTTGTCGGATCGCTGATTGACTGGATCGTCAAAACTAGGCCATTAAAGACGAACCGGTTTTTATTAGTGAACGATTCTTTGCGCATTAATATTCGATAAAAATTGGCCTGTTGATCTTTATTATAACTGAATTCCTCACTCGCTCGTTGAATCTGAACATTAGCCCAGCGTGTTGCCGTTGTCGTCCATGTTTCATTAAAACAACCGCCGCCAGCGCTGGTCACGCTTAGCGTCTGAATATCTAGCCTTTGCCGCAATCTTGTTAGCATTTAGAACACCGCCTTTGCGCTCATATAAGGCATTAGCAGGTTTTTCAATTCGCTGTTACCTACAATAGTATTGTATGAAATTGAATAACCGCCTTCTGAAATAGTGGTAGCGAATTCTTCCCTATTTTCATACAAGTATCCAATAAGTCTAAGCGCCGCCATTCTGATTGAAGGTGTAGCATTTTCTGCGGCTTGTCCGGAATCGTCAACGTGACCTGCGTTATAGACAATCACATAACCGTTCCCTGCTCGGCCTTGTTTCCAGTATCCATCTTTGTGGTATAACTGGCCGTCATGAAACCGATAATCCGAAGCGCTTAAAACTTCACCGGTAGAATTAAAATCTTCATAATAAGTCACAGATGTAATTGAATTTACTGGGCTTCGCAGAAGGTCAATAGTTTCAATTCCGCCAGTTTGTTTTTGAGTGACTGCACGTTTTACTATCAAAACACCGCCCAGTTCATTTTCTAGCTGTTTTCTAACTGACTTATAAATTAACTCAATTAAATTATCATCAGTTGAGTAATCGACCTTCAAATAGTTTTTAGTTGTTACGATATCGAATAACTCATGAGTAGGCTCTGGAACAGTCACTGTGACCGACTGAAGCGGCGGTTTTGACCTGTAAAGCTGGTCTGAATCCCATTTCCAATACGTCATAAACTCACCTCCTACATTGGCGTTTCGTCTTCTTCATAAAACCGCAACTTAAATACTCCAGTTGTGTCTCCATCTGAAACTATGCGAATGATCTTGATTAAATAGTCTGTATTCGGTAGCAAAATAATTTCCCATGCTCCAAATGCAGACGCTTCGCCTGCAGATGAATGACCGATTCCGGTTGATCCGGATAAATAATAAACTCTACGTTTTGTTCCGTCTGAAGTCACTGTACTATTATTGTAAATCCTCATGGATGAAACGTTGTTGCTGTCTTCATCGGAATTGTAAATTGTTTCTTGTGTTGGACTTCCGTTTAACGCAACCGTCGGATTTGTGTACAAATACAGTTTCACTTCTGGCTTATTCGTCGTAATTACAATATCTTTTAAATGGATCTCATCCGTCCCAGTCCGAATATGATAATACTTCGGTACTGTTGTTGATAAAGTAAATTCAATATCACAATCAAATCCATAACCCTCGTGAATCCTTGCGTGTTCGTATTCGATTGTCTTTCGTGCAAAGGATCTCGATTCAATGCTATTTCTTGTCATGACCTTCCGCCTACTTCCTCAAATGCTTTTGTTTCGCTTTGTTTTGATCGGGTCTATTCGGCTTTGTCCGGTATAAATGAACCGGCGGATAATGTGAATCCAGCCATATTTCATATCCAGCGACTGCCGCCCGAATGCAGAAAGCGCGATCCTCCCATAACGAATAACTCACGTTATAAATCGGGCTATAATTCACACCGGATTCTATAACCGATCTATGAATCAGGATACAAGCGCCCGACATCCCCACGCGATGCAATCCCTTTTCCCTAAATCGGTTATATTCCTGATCTGCTCGGAATCCGTAAAAATCGAATATCCACGCATTCGGCTGTTCATCTGTTTCCGGTGTCCACTGTGTCCAAAAAACTTCCGCTACGATTTCTTTTTTATGGCTTAATAATTTGATTAACGTTTCAGGATGCAAAATCAAATCTGAATCAACAAGAAAAAAGTAATCATAATTATTGGCGATTGTATATTTCAGCAAAGCGTTTTTCATCTTCGTAACGTCTTTCAAATTCTCGTTCGTCCAGTGGTGCGTTTGATCGTCTCTTATATATTCATGTTCACTTTCAAACTCAATATATTGATCTGGCTTGAGAAACCTTTTTAATCTCGGTGAATTGTGCAGGATAAAAAATAAATCAACCTTAAACCCTTCGGTCTTCAGTTGATTGATTGCTTTCAAATATTTATAAAATGTCGTGTGATCCTGTCGTACCGGTGCGCCTAATAATATCTTCATGTTTGGCACCTCCGGATCAATCGACATATAATTTTTTCGCGTTATGTTTGTTTGCTTCATAGACTTCTTTGAAATGTGATTCCATGATTGCAACCTGTGCCAAATGTCCGAATTGAATAGTCGTGTCCAGAAACATTTCGACACCAGCATCTTTTAATTTCAGACAAAATGAAAGGTCTTCACCTAGTCCGACTTTAGGGAAAAAATATGGCGGCTCAATCGCTTCAAAGGCTTCCCTACGAATTAATGCACAGGCCATTCCAGCGCCTTCGATCCGAAGCAACCCTTCGCCATACTCTACCGGACTTTCCATATACCATTCGTTATTTTCGGCAGGCTCCAATTTACTATAAAAGCATGGCTGATATGGATGGACACGCTTAAATGCTTTAGCCGTAACGAACGGCTTATTATGCCTAGCTAAATATTCAATTGATCCAGAATGGAAAGTCATGTCAGAATCAATAAACATTAGCGCATCCGCTTCTGATTCTAGAAATTTCTGCGCGATTGTCTCGCGTGCATCATATACTAGGCTATTCTGCGTCATACAAAAAGCCAATTCTATTTCACTATTTCTATTCGCTAGTTTTACAAATGATTCAAAGCAAAAAAATTCAATCGGCCGGTTAATCGGTACACCAACCATCACTTTTTTAATTGGCTTCAATTCCATTTTCACACGCTCCTGTTTTCGTGTTTCCTGTAATTAATCGGGGAAAAGTGATACAGGCTTCACCTTGTCGAACGTCTTCTATTCCCCGATCCGCGCGAATCGCGGCTCTAATTATTAACCTTGATAACGATCATTACCGCGTACGTGAACCGCGCTGATACTCGAAGCAGTATCTACTTTCGTCAAGTAAACCCCGATGTAACGGTTACCTTCTGTCAGGTCTGTAACGTTAGCGTCAACCGTTGTAACATTTGTTGCGGCTGTCGCCACAGATACAGTTGTAGTGGAAAGCAGAGTAGCGACCGCACCAGCCCACGTTGCCGCGCTTGATTCATACAGTTTCACAACAAATGTCGAAGCTGTTGTTGCTGTACCATGTGAAGCGACTGCGGCATAACGTCCGAATTGACTCATATCAACAAGCGTACTGGAGGAAATACCAGCAGACACCTGCGGATAAATTGCCTCTGAAATTGTTACTTGTTCAGTGATTTTTGCGTTTGGCATTTTTTAACCCTCCTTTTATTAAGTCAATTTTACGAACGGCGAAAGAGTAGAACCGCCTGCGCGTGGTGTAATTGCAGAATCAATCCATGGCTGACCGGCTACGCGGCTAACAAATCGCCAGCTTTTTTCATCCGTCTGGAATTTCACATGAATGGATTCATCCACAGTCAATTGTTGACGGTCACCGATCAGATAATAGGACATATCAGCAAGCAAGATATCACCGGAAGTTCCCAGCGCCGGAAGTTTTTCCGATACGATAACCGGAATACCATAGATAGTTTGCGGCAGAGCGCCTGCGATATTGCTATTAGAGCCTGGCAATAAGATATAATTGCTGTTTTCGTCTTTCAGCTTATAGATTTCCGGCAGTACGGATTGATTGATAACCCATACTTTCGAAGAAAGAGAACCGTAAGAACGTGCCAGCATTTTAACAAGGTCAACCGTACCTACGCGGCTTGCAGTCGTGCGCGTCTCTGCAATCGTAGCAGGTGCATTCAGGATACCAAGCGGCTTCCCTACACCGTTACCAGTCAAGAAAGCCACATCTTCTTCAAACGCAATTGTTTGTGCGAACAGGTCTTGAAGCAATCCGCCCATTGAAACGATAGCGTCATTGTTCAATTCATCCGATGATTCAACGTAACCAATCAGCTTATTAGCTTCAAGCGTAATCTGTTTGAATTTCGGAGCGCTCGGTGTTTTTGTTTCTGCTTCGCCTGTCCAGTAAGCGGCAACACCACCAAAGATAGAACCTGCGGCATTACTTGCCACATTTAATGCTGGCATTTTCAAAATGTTACTGTTCATATTGATAACGCGTGCGCCGCTTCCTCGCACTACGGAACGCTCAAGACGAACCTGTGCTACTTCGTTCATGAATTGCTCCGGAACCAAGAAACCTCCGTCTACACCTACGGATTCACCAAGCGCTTTACGCGTCATTTCGCGCAGGCCGGAATCACCGCGGCGTGCTTTTACCAAGAATTCTCCAAATGTTTCTTTTTTCTCTGGAGCTACAAATGCGGATTTTTTGGATTGCTCAAAAATCTCCGATTTTGTTTTTTCAAGTTCCGTTTGGAATTTACTAAAAAGTGCATCGACATCTGCAGATTGGTCTGCGCGATTATTAAGGCGCTCCATCAGTCGATCTTCAAGGGATTTCAATTCGTGCTTGCTTGCGCCATTGGAAAGCGCTTCGCCAATTGCTTGTTGGATTTCTTTAATTGCATCCATCTTTGTCACTCCTTCAAGTTTTGTTTTTTGTCCTTCATCATAAAAAGCGTTACATACTGCGAACCTTTGGCCATTGTCCGGAAAGTCCGCTACTGCTTCAGCATCACCCATGCAACGATCAATAAATTCGTCTCTGCTTTCTCCGGATCGCGGACTAGGCATTTTTGAATCCTCGAATCATTTGCAGGATTGCTTGCACTTCTTTTTGTTCTTCATCATCAACTTTTTGAGTGGATTCTTCCGGCTCAAGCTGTTTGATTAACTCATTTAATTTTTGAATTGCGTTTTTAATCTCGCCAATATCAGCGTGTTTTACATCATATAAAAGTTCGCTTAGAGACTTTGCAGAAGTAATCCGCGCTTTCTCGTTTGCCGCAAATGTAACCGGCGAAAACTCCCACAGGCGCAACTCTTTTAGCATACGATTTTTAGCTTTGTACTCGTCTTTGATTATATCATAACCTATGCTCATCTCATCAATGACACCATCGCGCATCAATTCCATAGCCTTTCGGCCTGTGTCGGTCATTGAAATTTTCGCTTTGATATATAATCCTTTGGAATCCTGTTCCATGTGAATCGGCTTCCCGATTGGCTCGCTGGTATCGTGCTGCCATAAAACCTTTACGCGTCCGCTGTTCTCTTTTAGCGTTTTCGTGAAAGCGCCATTTTCGATAATATCGCCATATGAATCGACATTCCCGAAGTAAGCCGCGTAGCCTTCAATCGTATTATCGCCAGCCGCTTTTAATTCAAATCTACTCGCTTTATATTGCATCTTTACACCTCCTATTGGATATCCCGAATTCTTCTATATCCGATTGTGCATCTGCAATTTATTCTTTCACGCGCCGATAACTGCGGATCAGCAGGGAATTCACCAGATGATTGGCCTACCCTAAAAAGTGCTTCAAGTGGGATCGGGTCTTTGCCGCGCATATCCGCGTGCGTATCTCTGGTGTCATCGTCCGGTGTGGATATCCAGATTTTGCGGATTCTCGCACCTTGTTGTTCCGCCTGTTGTGCGCCTTCTAAACTTCCTTTTGACGCGGCGGTCATTGTTTCCGTTCGTGCAATAACCTCTGACCTATTGGGAATAATTTGATCCAGATATAACTTTTCAATATTATCCGCAATCGTATCTGGCTGACCAGCTTTTCCAATGGCCAGACCTGCGGCAATTCCAGAAATGATGATATCTTTAATTTCGCGCTTCGTTGTATCATCAATCATGACAACCGCGTTCCCGACATTTAAGGTGATCCAGTAAAGCAGTGCGTCCGTATAACCTTCAAACCTTTTTGTCATCATTTTCTTATCTTGCAATTCGTCAAAGGTCTGCAATCCAAATTTCTGTATCGTGGACATATAAAGCGCCGTTAAAATGTTCCTTAGGTCTGCGCTTGTCTCTTCGACCACAATGTCAACGATTTCCGCCGCTTCTGTAGGCGACTTTCCACGAATGGCCTTTTGCAAATCATCGTTTTGTTCGCCGAAGTATTTTTTAATCTCTCGCTGAACCTTTACAATGATTTTTTCGCGCTCATCATCAATTCGTTTCCAGTATGCTTTTTCCTCGTCCGGCTTCATATCTACTGCTTTTTTTTGCTTGTCCTTCGCTTCCTGAATAACTGCTTTCATGTGATCCAGTCCACGACTTCCGACCATGTGCCATTTAACCTGTGCAATTACACCAGCAAGCCGATGATCTCGAAAGTGTCTGGCGCTCCATGCTTCACGCATCCGGATGATATCGATATCGTTGGCTGTTAATTCATCAGCGCTTTTCCCTTCGTCCCTTACTCGTTTAATAACTCGGTAGGTGTCATTACCTTGAATATTTCCACCTTTTGCCCAAATATCGGGCCAGTTATTACGCAAGTCTTCGGCATAGTCCAAAGGGAATAATTGATATTGAGAATTGGCAAGTGTAATCGTTTCATCTTGACCGGCTACCGGAAAGTTAGTAGGCTCTTTTTTTTTTGCAATTTCAATCTGGATTTCGGTGGCTTCTTCTTCCTCGTCACCGTCTTCAAGTTCGATTTCTTCCGGCTCGACTTCTTCTAGTTCATCTTCCATCTCTGGCTGTTCTTGTTCCGGCATAACTGGCTGTGTCGGAAGCGGCGCGGTTACTGCTTGCGCTGTGGCTCCGATAGATAACTCATTGAAATATAGATTGCCGCTGACCGGATCGTCTTCGTAATCCAGTGCATAACGGCCTTCATTTCTTTTAATCAATCCGGATTTCCATAGCATATCAATACGTTTTGCTTTATTGTCTTCATTCTCTTTAAGCGCTCCGACATTGGAAAGGTCATAACGCAATTCCAAATTGTCAGCGTATCTAGGCAAAAGGTCTTGCTCCAGCTTATCTTTAATATGGTCAAGATATCTCGATATAACGGTATTTTCCCAGAATGCCTTTTGCGCTTCGCCGTAATTACTGTAGGTCTGACCTTCCGGATCGCCTACAATTTGAGACGGAACACCAAAGGCAGAACAAATTTCGATCCGGTTAACCTTGCGTTGGTTTAGAAAGTCCATGTCCAAAGCGCTTAAGCCTATCTGCTGATAAGTCGCCTTATCCGAATTGAGAATCAATGGAATACGCGCATTCGATCCGCCAGCATATCGTTTTTGCCATTCTTCGCGCAACGTTTGCTGTAATTCTGGAGACGGATTCTGAATCTGGAATACACCGGCCGGAACCCCTGCATTTTGCAGTGTCGATTTATTCCAGTCGACCGCTTCATTTTCGGTGTCGATTGTCCGACTTAATGCTCTAATCGGTGACTGTCCCTGATATACGTCTAAAGGATCATTAAATTTAGACCAAAGTATTTCCTGCGGCTCATAATAAATTGGTGAATCCAGCCTGTATTCGTATCCACCTATAAATTGTGTTCGGTGTGGAATCGGATACATATAGTGTGGATATAAAGGATATAGTGCCGCTGGCGCGTTTGGATTGCTATATTCAGCGTAGAATTTACCCTCTATAGCCAAATAGGTAGCCCAATAATCTAAAAAGTCTTTCCCCGACATATAAGGGTTAGCTCTTTGATTTAGCATGGTTAAAATCGGATGATCTGTAATTTCAATTAACCGACCGCCGCGACCTTTACGATATAACAACCAAGGAACGCTTGACACTGCGCCAGAAATTGCGCTTACACAAGCATACACCCACACAACGCGGTTATAACCCTCGCTGATAAATTGCTTATCTTTTTGAGTTGTCCACACCGGCCGATCCAGATTTCCAGACATAACATAGCGCCATTTATCCTTTTTCAGAAAGTCAAAAATGCCCACTCGCTCACCTCCATTTTTTGAATTTGACTAGTTATATTATAGCGCAAAATTAAAATAGAATCGCAGGTGTCTGCTTTGACTTCCAATAGGCCAAACCTAGCGCTATCACAGTATCGTCATGGAATCCGGAAGGCGCATTATAACGAACGTTTCCTGCTCTAGTAATCTCGTATTCGTATATCTGCAATTCATTAATCAGTACATCAATTTGCGGAAATGTTAAAAGGCGCTGTTCGATACCAACCGCCAAATGTTCTATCAATTGCTGTTTTGACTGGCTGGATAGATTGTAGCCTTCAACCATTACACCTCTAGCCCGAAGCTGTTCCATTACCGGATCGCCTGCGCCGGTTGAATCCATCAGCACACTGGCCTTATATTTATCTGCCATCGCCTGAACCCTCGATAATTGAAGGCTATAGTCGATCTGATTAAAACGATCAAATGCCACAACATGGCGGTTTGAATCCATGCAAACCAACACTGAAAAATCTTGATGCTTCGCGATATCCCAGCCTATATAATACTGCTTTGATCTGATAGGCTCCTCGAATTGACCTGCTACGCAATCGCGTATATTCCTGAATACTCCGGCGCTGTCTTCTAGGAATTGTGCTTCGTACTCTTGCCGGAATACATCAGCCGGAAGGGATCTCCGCACCTCGTCTATCTCTGACTGTGGAATTAATGGATTTGTCCATGTCGGAAATGAATAGCTTCTATATTCCGTTTGTTCCGGATCGGCTCCTCTAGCATATAATTCATAGAACCAATTCCGGCCTTTTGGTGTTCCTACGATCAAAGCGCGTCCATTCTTATCTGATAGCGTAGGCCTTAGCGCTTGTTCCCATGCTTCGCGCTGGATCGTAGCCGCTTCATCTATTACTAAAAAATTGACACCTTCGCCGCGTAGTGCGTTGAAATTATCCGCAGACTTAAAAGAAATAGTTGAACCATTACGCAATAATATTCTTTTTTCGCTTTTCAAATTCTCGATCATAAAACCAGAATCCATCAAAGCGTTTTCGACCATTCTATATACAATCATAGCCTGCTGATAAGTCGGACTAACCCACCAGTTAACAGTTTTTTTATATGCTATCGCGTGTTCCAATAATTCATTTGCGCTGGCCATTGTTTTACCGAAGCGGCGGCCGCAACACGCTATCCGAAACCTTGAACGCTTTTTAATGTCTTGTGATTCATGAAATTGTTTTTGCCCAGCGTGCGGCGCATATAATTCTATTTCTTCTAATCCCATTTTAACTTCACCCTTACTGGCTTTTCCTCATCTCCGCTATGTTCTATTTTTTGCTTATTGCCATATTCATCGTTGTACTTTCTTTCTAAATACCAAGCACGAGCCTTCCAGTCATCTGACCTTTGGATATATTTAATCGCTTCGGCCTTCGCTTCTGCTTCTGCCTGCCTTAAAGCCTGCAGAAACTGCGAATAAATGGTGTTTTTGTTTTGTTCTAAATCTTGAATACCGCGTTTTTTCCAATCGAAAAAAGTGTGTTCACCTATTCCAGCCAGTGTTGCGGCATCTTTATAGAATGATCCATCCCTCACATATTGCGCTATCTCTTTTATAACCTGTTCATTTAATTTAGTCGTGCGCATATTCGCACCCCACTCCATAAATTTATAGCAAAAAACCAACCGCAAGCGGCTGGCTCATGCTCACTTCTATTTTATCATCATTCCGGAATATCAAAAATCAATTCTTGCTGTTCGTGCAGATACTCGTCTATCTCGAATTCATCTGGATGAAACATATTAATCTGCCGTTCCATCTCCTCCGGATTCTCAAACCAGAACGTCATAACGTGTTCAGACGATTTCCTTTTGATCCGTACACCGTACATTTTTAATTGATCGCTCATTCCGAACCATCCATCCAATCGTAGTGGATTCCATGAATTTTCAAAGCATCTCTAATTCCTTTTTGATAATATACAATTTCGTAATATCCTTTTATGCTTGGTGCATCGCTGTATAAATGCTTTATTTGTTCTTCCGCCGATAACTCCGGCTCATACCCAAGAACCAATGCTCGCATAATAACGTTGGCGTCTTGTTCGTTTAATATTTTAACGCGCTCGTCATAATCATGTTCTTTTTGCAATACATCCATCACAATCGAAGCAGGGCTGATATCAAAAATTCTTTGTACTAAATCTAACGCATCACACACGTCTTTCGGCAGTTTTACTTTTTCGCTCATACTACCTCCAGCATTTCGACTTTTACACCTTCTATACCTTTTTCAATCGCTATAGACATTTCAATTTTTACCACATGATTAAAATTATCATCCGGCAATATCCCAGCCAGTACCAAACCATCAATTATCATTTTGACCGTTGCCGCATAGTTATCCGGATCGCGCCGCTTACGATCACCAAATATAAAAGTGAATCGCACTTCGCATTTATCCACAGGATTTATCTTATTCCATATACAAGCCAATTCGACCGCATTTGACCATTGTTTTTTAATCTTATTCAGTTTTATATAATGCTCGTTTCGGTATTCGTTTAGGCTGTACGGCTTCTCATAAATCGTAATCGTCTGCATATTTCGCATAAGTTTTGTTAGCCGCTCCAGTCCTTAAACTTACATATCCAAATTGCTCTAGCGCTTTCAAGTCTGCATATATCGCTCGGCGCTCGACTTGGAACCAATTTGAATATATCCGCTTTAATTCAAATATAATTTCGCTCACACTTAATTCCTTTTGTGCATTCGCCAATATATTCAA